GTTTGACATTGATAAAATTCAAATCATTGCAGCACTTCAAAGAAACATTACAGATGATGAGAAGTTAAGACTTCAATTGCAGATGGCAATACTTCAAGAAAACGGTTCTGAAGCAGAAAGACTTGCTAAACAGTTAGCAGAAAGTCAATTACAGACTACCAATCTCGCCTTGGCAATTTCTAGGATTCCAAAAGCTTTAAATCCTTTTGAGGGTTGGGGTTCTGAGATTGATAATCTGCTTGCCAAAATGATTCAGATGTATGCAATGCTGCAATTTAAAACTCCTGTACCTGTTCAGCAAGGAACAGTTAAAGCTCAAGTTACTCAACAAAATGCAGCAAGTGTTTTAGCTAATGCCCCAATTGCTTTAAATGAGTTTCAAGCAATAACTGGAGAAATGAGCAGTTTAGGCGTTCGCAATATGGGTAGTTTAAACATAACTATCAATAATGCTGGCAATGTTGTTTCAGACGACGACCTAGCAACTCAAATAAGAAACGGATTGTTGAACTCAAATCTATCAGGTTCACCAAGTTCCATTGGTAGATTACTTGGTGCGTTCCAGTAATGGCACTTCCAGCAACCCTTGATGTTTCTTTAAACTTTTCCTCGGGCGCAACCTTCGCAAACCCTTTTACAATTGGCGACCCTGTTAATGGTGTTTTTGGTGTTGGTGTTTTATCAGACTCAACCGCACCTGCTTTAATTGCTAATTTAACGGACGCAACAAGACGCATAAGCATTAGGCGTGGACGAAATGTTGCTCGTGATATTTATGAAGCTGGCACATGTGTTGTCAGGATTTATGACCCTAATTCAGACTTCAATCCCCAAAACACCAGCTCGCCTTATTTTGGCAAATTAGAGCCTTTAAGAAAATTAAGAATATCTGCAACTGTTAGTGGAATTACTTATTACCTATTTAGCGGATATACCACAGCTTACGCCTATTCTTATGACCAAGCTGAAAACATGGCTTATGTGGACATTAGCGCAAGTGACGCTTTTAGATTATTCAACTTGGCTTCCGTAGTAACTGTGACTGGACAAGCCGCTGGACAAGATACTGGAACTAGAATCAATAAGATTTTAGACACCGTATCTTTTCCAAATGGTATGCGCAGCATAGAAACAGGAAACAGCCTTACAGTTGCAGACCCATCAACCTTGAGGACTTCTTTAGGCGCATTGCAAAACTGTGAGTTCTCAGAGCAAGGGGCTTTCTACATTACCCCTGAAGGCAACGCAATCTTTAAGAATAGAAACACAGTCATTTCAAGCGCGGGTGATACCCCAACTGAGTTCAATCAAACAACAGGTATTCCGTACAAGAATCTTAAGTTTGCTTTTGATGACAAACTCATTATCAACACAGCTACTATGACAAGGGTAGGCGGTACTTCTCAAACAGCCGCAGACTCAGACAGCATTGCTACCTATTTCCCTCACTCAATAAGCGTGCCTGAATTAGTAATTGATACAGACGAAAATGCAATGAACATAGCCAAGATTTATACTGCGACCCGTAGCAGCACCACAATACGGATAGACGAAATGACGCTTGACTTATTAGACCCAGATGTTCCAACAGCCACAATCCTTGCCTTTGATTACTATGACAATGTTTTGATAAGTAACCTTCAACCCGACGGTTCGTCAATAACTAAAAATTTACAAGTTCAAGGCGTGGCACATGACATAACCCCAAACTCATGGTCAGCGGTTCTGACTACCCTAGAACCCACTTGTGACGGATTTTTGATTGGCGATTTTACATATGGCGTCCTTGGGGACGATATACTTAGCTACTAAAGGAGATATACAATGGCAACAGGTTTTCCAGCTTCAACGGGTGATGTTTTATCAGCTGCAATGTTTAACGGCTTAGTGTCGTTCACATTAAATGCACAAACAGGAACAACTTACACACTTGCTTCAACTGACCAATATCAGGTTTTGGTTGTAACAAGCAACGCAGGGACTAAAACAGTTTCTATTCCAACAGACGCAACTTACGCATTTCCTAACGGGACTGCTATTACTATTTTAAATACAGGCGCGGGTGCATTAACTGTTAATGCTGTAACTTCAGGTACAACAACCATTACAAGTGCGGGTGCTACTTCAGCCGCGCCAACAGTTGCACAATATAAATCTTGTGTTGCAATTAAAATTTCAACAAATGCTTGGACAATTGTTGGGGCTATTTCGTAATGATTGGAAACATATTTGCAGGTTTAATTAACCCTCCAGCCCCACCACCATTAATTGTTGATTATTTGGTAGTTGCTGGTGGTGCGAGTGGTGGTTGGGGTACTGGCGGTGGCGGCGGTGGTGCTGGTGGTATGCGTTGTACTGTAACTGGCACTGGCGGTAGCGGTTCACTAGAAACAGCTTTAACTTTGTCTGCATCTACTAATTACACAATTACAATTGGTGCTGGTGGTGCTGGTTTATCACAAAACCCTGGCACTGTTACTGGAAATTCAGGTAATAATTCAGTGTTCGCAACTATAACATCCGCAGGCGGTGGTGGCGGTGGTGGAGAAAGCGCAACTGTGAAAAGTGGCGCTGCTGGAGGCTCTGGTGGCGGTTCAAGTTACATAAGTGGTGCAACTGGTGGCGCTGCTTCACCTGCTAACCAAGGTTTCGCTGGCGGCGTAGGTGCAATAAGTGGCAGTAATTATGGCGGCGGAGGCGGAGGCGGAGCCTCAGCAGTTGGCGCAACATTTACTTCAGGTACTACTGCTGGTGCAGGTGGTAATGGTAGAGCAACTAATATAAGTGGTTCATCAGTTACTTATGCAGGCGGTGGTGGAGGTAGTGGTCAAACAAACATAAATACTCAAGCATTTGGTGGCGCAGGTGGTACTGGTGGTGGCGGTACTGGTGCTGGTTACTTTAATAACAGTTCAGGAATTGCTGCAATAAGCGGAACAGCCAACACTGGCGGTGGCGGTGGAAGCGGTGGAGCCTTTACTGGTGGCGGTAGCGGTGCGGGTGGTTCAGGAATTATAATTCTTAAATATCCATTTGTTTATACTGCAACATTTAGCGGTGGTGTTACTCAATCAACTACTACTAGTGGACTTTACAAGATTACTCAAATTACAGCTGCGGGTGTATCAGATACAGTAAGTTGGGCATAATGGCACATTACGCATATTTAGATGATACAAATACTGTAATCGCAGTTATTGTTGGTAAAGATGAATCTGAATTGATTGATGGTTTAGATACTGAAACCTATTACGCACAAGGTACGACATACACAGTAAAGCGGACTTCATATAATTCTAGAATCAGAGGAAATTATGCAGGCAAAGGTTTTTCCTATTTTGAGGATTTAGATTTGTTTATGCCGCCTAAATGCCATGATGAAGCAGTCTTAAAAATAGAAACTGCTAAATGGGATTGCGATAATAAGGAACATGACATTGAAACCTTGGCTTAGTAAAGCTGCCACACAACTGAGGGAACAAATAGATGACTCATACCCAAGCCGCCTTCGTGGGAGTGATGGGTGGATTGCTGATTTGCGCCATCAACAAGCAGGTAAAAGCGACCACATACCCGACGCTAAATCCAAATTCGTCGTGCGAGCAATTGACATTGACGCTCGCCTTTCTGACAACAAAGGGGATTCAATCTATTTGGCAAATCAGCTTAGACTCTACGCTAAGGATTACGGACGCATATCTTATGTAATCCATAAGGGCATGATTGCTTCTCCAATATTAAATTACAAGTGGAGAAAATACAGAGGCTTTTCACCTCATGACCACCATATTCATTGCAGTTTTCGTACCAATCAAGATTTAAACTCAGAGTTTTTTAACATACCACTACTAGGGGGTAAAGATGAATAGCAAGACACTAGCCATAATCAACTCATACGCACGCAGCGCATTTGTTTGTTTGGCAACCGTATATGTAACAAATCCTTCAGGTTCATTTAATGACATTTGGAAAGCATTTTTAATTGCATTTGTCGCACCTTTGTTAAGAGCTTTGAATCCCGACGACACAGCATTTGGCATAGGTAGTAAAGAATAATGACAGCCCTTGAGTGGGCTGGCTTCGCTGCTGGAATAACCACAACATTGATAGGCGTACTAGCTGGTATGCGTTGGCTAGTTAAAGGTTGGCTTAATGAATTGCGTCCGAATTCTGGAACAAGTTTGAAAGACCAAGTGACACGCCTTGAACAAAGACTAGATGAACTCTTTATTGTCATAACTAGGAAGTAAAATAAAGCCATGGCAAACACACGCAAGCGCAAAAAGATTAACAGGCGGGTAGTTCGCAGGTCACCCGAGCCTTTATCTAAGCTTGATGTTTTCATGATTACAAAACATGAGATTTACAAGGCAGCAAAAAAGGCTGGATTCTCAA